GGCAATGTCAAATCGCCACGGGTTAACGGAGATACGCACAACATTTACGCCAAGAGAATCTTTGGCTATTTCGGGTGTGCCATCGGTTGAACCTGTATCTGCGATGAGTATGTAGTCAGCGTCTTTTGCTGATTCAACCCATCGTTTTACAAATTTAACTTCGTTGAGAGCGATTGTGTATACAGCAATTTTCATATGGTTCCCTTCTGCTGAGTTTATTCTGCGGGTGGCTCAATAATGACGGTGCCACAAGGACCACAAATAACTGTTGAACCTTCTTCTATGTCAAGTTCTATTTCAACATTTTCGTTAAAACAATTTTCTTTTGTGCATTTAACTATTACTTGCATTGTTACCCTGCCGCTGCTCCTGAAGTCATTTGAATTGCTATGTAACTATAACTAGCATTTGACCCACCAACATTTTGATAGGTAAAACTTGAAGCACTTCCTGCTGTGACATTCCTTAATGTTGATTCATAGTTGTTCAAAAGTAAAATTGGAAATACGGAAAATCTTCCTGACGGAAAAGTAATAGTGGTTGAAACTGCACCCCCGTAACCCGACCCTGTTGCAACAGCGTAAGGGTTTAACGCCCATTCAAGTCCTGTGGCTGCACTGGAGTTCGCTCTGAGAGCGTAACCATCAGTACCTACTGCTAAGCGGGTAGGGACAGTAGAAAAAGTTTGTAGGTCGCCTTTGGTTGTTGTTGAGGCTGTATATATACGAACCCATGCTGATCCGTTCCAGACAAATTCAAAGTCAGTATCTGTCTCGTAGATGTGTTGACCTTCGTACGGGGCTGTAGGGCGTGTCGTCGACGTGCAAACACCAGGGCGTAAGCCAGTTGAATTATTACTAATAGCCATTACTAACCTGCAATCTCCATCAAAATAATTTGACTATAAGTTGAACCAACCTGTGTATAAACATTTCCACTACCACCGGTCAATGCCATATCAGTACGAAAAGTTACTGCGCTAGTTGAACCAGGAGACACCAAAGTATTCTGGGCAAAACTGCCATACAACCCACCAGCCGTTGACTGCAAAGCATATGTCCATGTTTGGATTGTTGTATCTGAACCACCAATAGTTTGAACCAATTTTAGACCCAATGTTCCATTGCCAGTATCGGTACTGCAAGTTTGTGTGAACATAACCAAAATTTTGTTTGTTGTTGCTGTGGGAGTAATTGTTGCCGTAAGAGTAGATGTAGCGTAAGTGCCGTTACTTTTACCTGTTTGAGTATTTGTTGCGCCTGCGACAATTTGCAATACAGAACCATTTGTTACGGCTGCTGAAGAAAGAATTCTCCAAGCCGTTCCATTCCAAACAAGAGTTTGGTCCGTGTCGGTTTGATAAATAACTTGACCCTCATACGGTGACGCAGGGCGTGTTGTTGAAGTACAAACGCCTGGTTTGATTAGTGAACTAGCACCGATTTGTTGTGTGATACCCATAGTTACAATGCCTTAATGATGTAGTTCAAAACAATAGTTGGCTGAACATTTTGTGACGAACCACCAGCAGTAGCAGGAAAAGTTGCGTTAGTAATAGTTACATTACTGGTAACAGTATGGTCGTGCGCTCCATTGCCAGAAGTAGTAGAGTAGTCAGGTGAAACTGAACTGCTAAAAGCACTACCATAACCACTACCACCCCAACCAATAGGATACGGCGTATTGTGTGTATGGTTTCCCACCCCAGAAGTTGTTACAGCATTGTTTGTTACCGTATTAGCATGGGAGTGAGCGTGCATGGTTTCGTTACCACCAGTAGCACCAAGAGTTGTACCTGTGATACCTGATACGCCACTTGTAATTCGGTTGGCAGCCGTACCACCCATGTCATCTTCGCCTGCTACAACACGACCACGCATATCGGGAATGTTGAAAGTTGTAGAACCATCACCAACACCATAAGTGGTGCTAAGAGTTGTAAACAAAACAGGATACTGCGTACGGGACACAGCCTGCCCATAGCACAGCAACCAACCGCTAGGTGCAGTTGCACCAGCAAACGGGTTTACAACACCAACAGGAACAGCACCAGCACCACCCAAAGCAGAAGATAAACCCATTAGATAGTGCGATCCCAACCTGTAACCGTGACAGTCACCTTAGAAGCTGTGTCACTACAACCTTGGAGTGTTTCAGTCGCTTCCAACACCAAACCAGTGTCCACAACAATCGTATCGTTGCCAGCAATAGGCAAAAGAAAAAGAGATGACAAAGCAGCCGTAACGCCACCAATACCAACAGTTATAGTCCTGTCAGTACTGTCAGTGTTGCAAATAATAATTTGTTTAATTGTGTACTGTTGACCCGCAGGGACAGTAAACAACGTGGTTGGGGTACCAGACACAGAAACCTGTGTAGGACCGCCAAGTCTTTTAGGGAATACATCACCACTAGCCATTAGAACTCCATGTTCATCATTGTGTAAGTCATTAGATTACTTGTTGTTTGCGTTGGGGCGGACGGTCCAGTCGGACCTGTTGGTCCTGTAGCACCAGTCGGTCCTGTCACAGTCGAAGCTGCACCAGTAGCCCCGGTAGGGCCAGTAGGGCCGTTGTTACCCTGAATACCTTGCGCGCCAGTCGGACCTTGCGCGCCAGTCGGACCAGTTGCACCGTTGGCACCAGTAGGACCTGTTGGTCCAGTAGGACCTGTAGCTCCATCAACACCAATAATCCCGTTCGTACCAGCAGCACCGGTAGGACCTGTAGGTCCCGTCACGGTAGAAGCCGCACCTGTTGGACCTGTCGCACCTGTTGGGCCAGTCGGTCCAATGTTGGCGATAACAAAAAGAACGTTGTGGTTGTTGGCAAAGTTTGTTGTGCCTGTACCGCCACTTGTTGAGTAGGTAACGGGGACATCAATCCAAGAATTTATATGGTCTGTGATGGTTCCAGTGACAATAAACTTTTGGAAGTTAAGAGAGTTATTGGCGTCTTGAATGTAAACAGTATCGTTCGGTTTAAGTAATCCAAGGAACAAATCAATGTCGTAACCATCAACATCAATGTGGTTGATTTGCAACTGTGTTGCAGATATTTGGGTTGCGTTGTTATACGCAATTCTAGCAGTACCTGGGTTGCCGGTTGTGGTGCCTGTGTCAATTCTGTAGTCATAGAAACTTGACGACTGTCCTTGTGGACCTGTCGGGCCAGTAGGACCAGTAACAGTTGATGCTGCACCCGTAGGACCAGTAACACCTTGGATACCTGTAGCTCCCGTAGGACCTGTAACAGTGGACGCTGCACCTGTAGCACCTGTTGGTCCTGTTACACCTTGCGCACCTGTAGGACCTGTAGGGCCTGTGTTACCAATGATGCCTTGGATACCTTGCGCACCTGTAGGACCTTGCGATCCTGTTGGACCGATATCACCTTGGTTGCCTTGCGCACCTGTAGGACCAGTAGGTCCCGTAGGTCCAGTTACAGTTGAAGCGGCACCAGTTGCACCAGTTGGTCCTGTAACGGTACTAGCGGCACCTGTCGGACCAGTCGGTCCTGTAGGTCCAGTAACACCCTGAATACCTTGCGCACCTGTAGGACCTGTAGGGCCGGTCACCCCTTGAATGCCCTGAGGGCCTGTAGGACCAGTAGGACCCGTTACACCTTGCGCACCTGTTGGACCAGTAGGTCCAGTAACGCCTTGAATGCCCTGAGGGCCAGTAGCTCCAGTCGGACCAGTAACACCCTGAATACCTTGAATACCCTGAGGACCAGTCGCTCCGGTAGGTCCTTGAGGGCCGGCAGAAGAAGAACCAACAACAATTAACGTATCCGAAGCAATCAACCCGATGGTTTCATTTGCCCGCGTAATAGTAATTTCTGTAGTAGCCATAACTACCTTGTCACGTCAGCAAGAACCGAAACAGTCCCGGACAAAATTGTTGTGATCACACCAGAAGCATTCTCCTGCAAATCCCAATACAAATAACCAGGATCAAGAAGAGCTGTGTCCGCCGCAGCAAAAGTAGCTGTCAACTGTCCAGCAGCCCCATCCACAACTGCACACGTACCGGTGATGCTGACAGCAGAAATATCAGGCGTAGTACGCATCTGGGAAGAATAAGTCCTGCCAGTTATATCGATAGGAGATGTACCGTCAGAAGTGATGGTCACAAGAAGGGTTTCCGTGTCGCCACGGGTAATAGTTAAATCTTGTTTTGCGGGGATAGCCATACTGACCCGATAATAGCACTAAATGATTGCTCCGGAGTCCGTCAAAACTTGATGAACATTTTCGGGGACAAGGTACGTTTTGCCGGGTTCCAGGTTGTAAACCCTGTCTCCAATAAAAGCATTAACTTTACGAACCACCTGTATTTCCATAGCCACATCAGGGACAACCCATTTAGGATCAGACAGAAGAGAACCTTCCGGTATCAAACTCAACAGTTTCTTTGTGGCGTTACCCCACGAAAATTCTTTACTTTCCGGGACACGAGAAAGAGCCACCTTTTTAATAGAGTCACGATTTTGGTATGCCTCCATCATCAGCTCTTCAAGAACTTTCTGGTTTGGTTCATCCCACAGCCCTATCGTCTGGGCTTTTGATTTACCGCATGGAACCACCCCGAAAGCTAAATGACTGAACTGGGATTGTCCTGTGCTGTCTGACAGGATTGTAGGGATACCGCTAGCAATAGCCTGCAACGGCATCAACCCAAAACCTTCACCGCGAGACACAGCCACAAAACAATCAGCTTTGTTAAACCAATCACGTTGCTGATTAGGACTCATCCACGTCCGATCAAGAAACACCTTGTCGCCAAGCCTGTTTACCGGGGTGTCCTTAGCATGAGGAGCTGCTTTGATATGTAGTTCAGCATCAGGAAGTTTCAAAGCATTAAAAGCTTTAACCAAAACATCCAGACCTTTGCGATGCCACAACGACCCGCCACCCTGAAAACGAAACACATCACCCGTTGCCCCTGGTATCGGTTTCCAAAATTTATGGTCAACACCTAGAGGACAATAAGAAACATCATCGTGAAACTTACTGAACAATTCCACATTATG